ACGAATAAGGACGATACTAACTTCGTGACCATCGGGGTGAGTGATACGGGTTCGGATACTTTCTTCGTGAAGTTGGAAGCGGGGCAATCATATCTAATGTGTAACGATGACCTAGAAGTCCACGCAACGGGTGGAGCTTCATCAACGTTCAGTCAGATGGACAACATCAGCGCAAAGTCTGATACCGCTGCCTGTGATTTAGAGGTGCTTGTCGCGAGTGTATGATACGTATAACGAAGTCAACGGCTAATGATGTAACTGTAACCCTCACCGAGAAGGGTACGGCTTCACATTATCTATTTGAATTTCAACACTTGACCACGATGGAAAAAGACTACTGCATCCAACAGGACACGAGTTCTTTTCAGGATAGATACAATCAATTCGAGATAACCGAGCAAGCAAGCCCCACGGCTGCGGATGGTGAGGTGCTATTAAAAGAAGGTGAATTGAGGTATGTTATCTTCGCTAATTCATCTTCATCTAACATTGACCCTTCAGGTTTGACCGCTTTAGAAAGTGGAATGTGTATCGTTACAGGCACAACTACAAGCCCAACAGAGTATAGTAACAACCCTGAATACGTAGTCTATGAAGGATAAGACTTTTGTAATAAAACTGAATGACCACAAAGTCCCCGAATTTAAGGAGGAACGGTCAAAGGATTGGATTCTCTACGGCTCGAAAGGAAAGTACAAGAATCGCTACGGTGATTACCTTTTAGACCTTTTCAATTCCAGTTCAAAACATCACGCGATCGTAAACGGTAAGACTGATTACATTGTAGGAAGTGGGTTCAAAGTAAACGAGGAAGGGCTTAACACCGAGCAGCTAGCGAATCTGAATAAATTTATCAAGTCACCTAATTCAAACGAAACATTAAACGACCTTCTCGCGAAGTGTGTGTTAGATTACGAAATCTATAACGGGTTTGCTTTAGAGATAATCTACAATCAAACAAATGAGAAGATAGCGGCTATCCATCATGCGGAATTTAAGCAATACCGCAAAGCAAAAGAAGGTGATTTCTATTTCTATTCTGAAGATTGGAGCAAGTCAAATCCTGAGACTGAGGTGATAAGTGCTTTTGATTGGAGCAGACCCCACGGAAAACAACTGTTATACGTTAAAGACTACCATCCACAGGCGCACGTTTACCCTTTGCCTGGGTATTTGGGTTGTATTCCTTACATCGAAGTTGATAGAGAAATAGCAAACTACCAACTTAATGAAATAAAGAACAATTTTCAAGCGGGTAAGATGATAAACTTCTTCAACGGGCAACCACCCGAAGAAGAACAAGGCGCGATTGAACGAAAGTTAAAAGCTAAATTCACAGGAACAGATAACGCGAATAGCTTTATCTTGAACTTTAACGACTCAAGGGAACAGGGCGCGGAGGTCATTAACTTGGATGGAAACGACTTCGCAGACCGTTATCAGATACTAGAAAAGACCACTCAGCAGAATATCTTTTCAGGACATCGGGTTACTTCTGGGGAATTGTTCGGAGTAAAAGAGGAAGGAATCTTTTCAACCCGTAATCAGTTACGTGATGCTTACGAACTATTCCAGAACACCTACGTAAACAACAGACAAGACGAAGTTTTACGGGTGTTCAATGGACTCGCAAGCGTACAAGGCTTTGAGGAACGTCTTGATATTATAGACACCGAACCAATTGGAGTAGAGTACTCAGAGCAGACTAAAGTATCTGTAATGACCACCGATGAAATTCGCGAAGCGGTAGGGTTAGACCCTTTACCAAAACTCGAAGCGGTGCAGATGGAAGACGATGCTAAAAATTCAGAGTTCAATGTATGTGAAGCCTTCGCAAGTTGTGGAGAAACCATCGACCCTGAAGATATAATTTACAGGCGACAAGTTGATTTCACAAGTAATGAACAAGCCGATAAAAGTGAAGATATTTTAAGGCGTTTCGGATTCGGTTCTGAGGCGTTTGATATGGCTGTTCTGGAGATATTAAAAGAGAACCCCGCGCTAAGGTGGGACGCTGTTGCTGAGATGCTAGAAAGCACGGTAGATGAAGTAATGGAATCGGTCAGGAACTTGGCAGCTTTAGACTATCTGAAGGTCGGAACTGAACAAGTAATAGACACCACTCAGAAAGTATCAGAGGTTACTTCTAAAGGAAGCAAAGCACTTGAAACGGCTGAACCATTAGAGGTCACTTTAAAGATAAAATACAGCTACATTAAAAGAGCAGAAGCAAGCGGTTCAACGGTGATTAAAACGACCCGTGATTTTTGCAGGAATCTAGTTGGTCAAAGCAACGCGGGGAAAACGTGGACAAACGAAGAAATACAAACCATCGGAATGCAGAATAAGCGTAACGTATGGTTAAGGGGTGGGGGCTTTTGGAATCGCGGTGGTGGGGTTATTTCTCCACATTGTAGACACACTTGGGAACAGATAATAGTTAAAAATGGCTAGTGTATTATTTATATCGGAGACATTTCTAAAGGATAACACCCAAGTATCTAAGAACGTGGATGTGAAATATATCCGCGAGGCTATTCTTTGGGTGCAAGATTCTGAAATACAGATAGCTTTAGGCTCAACGCTTTACAATAAAGTAAAAGACGAGATTGAGGCTTCGACTTTGGCGGGTGTTTATAAGACCTTAGTGGATAGTTATGTTCAAGTATGTTTAAAACACTACGTAGTAGCTGAGTGTCTACCGATGGCTCACTACAAGATAACAAACAAAGGGCTTCAGACCCAAGATTCAGAACATTCACAACCTGCTTCTACATCAAGCGTTGACAGACTTGTCGAAGATGAACGGAATAAAGCAGCCTTTTACCGTCAACGGATGATAGATTATCTATGTGAGAACGCGAGTTCTTTTGATGAGTATCAGAATCCTAGTTCGGGTCAGGATGTTATCCATCCATCGAAGGACAATTTTGTCACCTCTTTTTATTTAGGCAATAGTGAGCCACCATGTTATTATGAAGGATGAGCAAACGAAACGAAGAAAAACTGAAACGCTACCTTGCTAACTCTAAACCAAATAATAGACCAGATAACCGACCTAGCCACGGCTCACAGCCAAATACAGGAAAGCGGGGTAGGAACGATAGCAGAACTCCAGGCAAAGGAACGTAATTATCCGCTATTATGGGTGTTCCATGAGAACACGGAAATCAACGAAGGGTATCTAACTTCAAACATTCAGATAATTGTAGCTGACCGTGTAATCACAGGTGAAGAAGGTGATGATACTGAATATTCAGAACAAGAGATACTTAGCGATACTCAGCTTATTCTACTTGATTTCATTAACTACTTCCAACAGCAACACGCGCAAGAGTACACGGTAGATAAATCAGCCTTATTAGCACCTTTTACTGAGACATGGAATGACCGAGTAGCGGGTAACACTTGCGTGATGCGGCTCAATCAGTTCTATGAACATAATAAATGTTGGATACCCGAAAGCGGTGCTGCGATTCCTCCAAGTGTTGACGGGCTGACCCTTTACGACTTCTGTGACGCTACCGTTTTCGCAAGATTGACAGACGCGCAAGAGGCGTGTCTTACCGCTGCTCTTTGTAGTACTTGTGCAGACGCAACTACTCAGGTAAATGGAACGAATGTCGGCACGGTTGCAAGTGGTGGAACATGGAATCAGGAGATCCATGACTCAGCAGGTGCTGACGTTGGCACGGATGCAAACCCTTCAGTTATTTCAGATAGCATAAATGAAGTTAATGGTGTTGATATATCAGACCCCACCGTGGCGGAAGGAACGCATAACCAAGAGATACACGATACTGCTGGAGCAGATGTAGGGACAGACGCTAATCCTTCTGTAATTGCAGATGCAAATGTAAGAAACAACGCTACGCCCACTTGGACTGATACGGTAAAGGCAGAAGACACTTTAACACTAGCACAAGGCAAAGCACTCGATTCAGATGGTGCGACTACCTTGCTTGCTGATTACATTCCCGTCGCTAGTGGGTTTATGTTCACTTGTTCAACACCATCAGCACCATCATTATCAGTTAGCGTTGACGATTCAACCCCCGACTATTATGATTCGATTCTAATAACCGCCACGCCAACAGAAATAACCCCAACGAGTTACACTTTCCTTTTACCAGATAAAAACGGAAACTATCAAGAGGTTACACAAGCAGGAAATACTTATTCTTGGAACGCCAACAATATCGGCACAAACGACATTATTGTAACGTGTACGGATGGAAGTGATAATACGGAAAACAGCGTAAGCATTACCACTACTATTGACATACCGCTAACGGATGGCAAGGGCGTATTTTCATTCTTTAAATTGGTGGATAGTTATGCGGGGGATTGCGTAAGAATAAGGCGTTCTTCGGATTCAACAGAAACGGACATAGGTTTTTCAAATTCGGTTATTGACGAAGCCGCAATCGAAACATTTGTAGGCACAAGTTACTACCAAGTTGTGAAAGTTTATAATCAAGTTTCAAACGGAGACATACATCAATCAACGGCTAACCTACAACCTCACCTTCAATTATTAGGCAACGAGCGATTTTTGCAGGGCTATCTAAATTCTGATAGCAGCCGATGGAGTGTAACTTTTACAAGTGGATATTCGCTAAACGAAACGAGTTCTGAGTATGTAGTATTTAAAACGGTAACAGATGGCGCGGCAAATGCTAGGATTTTAGGGTCTACAGGCGATGTCAGAAACGTATCAGCAGGATATATTAGCGCGAACACGATAGCCGTATACGATGGTACTAATTCTTTATACACCAACAGTCATTCTAGTGCTGTTAAACATTTACTTACTTCAGAAATTAAAACTGGCGATCCGTCCATTTCTGTTAATGGTGTTGACCAACCGCTTACAGCTTTCGCTGGTTCTGCGGCTGCATTCACTGCAAAAGCAAATAGTACATTGCATTATTTTACTGATAGTTCAGGCGGTAACGCAACTAAATCAGCACCATTCTTTTGTCATATTTCAGAAGCGGAAGAGCGAAATGTCCAAATGGAGAATATATTAATGTCACTTTACGACCTATGAAAGTTTATCCAACACCAAATACAGAAGAAGAGTGTAAACGTTTGTCGTCTGAAAAGGCAGTTGAAAATGGTTGTGATACTGGTACGCAGTATTGGTGGGAATGGGCAGAAGATGAAACTGGTTGGCATTTAATTAAAGATGGCGACGGAGTTGCAGAATCACAAGCAAGAAAAGAAATTGTTGAGGGTCTTATTTTGGCTGCAACAGAGTTCGGGCTTGGTAATTTTGTAAAGCGGTTCTTCTTCGACCATCGGGATGTGATATTTGAATATGAAACCAACGGGGGAACAGGGCTTTATAACCTATTTGAAACAGCAATAGATTCAGAACTAGATGAAATGAATGCTGACGGACAAAGCCCGCGTGTTTACGCATTGGAAATGTTAGGATGAAAGCATTTAAAGACAAGCAAGGAAAACCAAGCCCAAAGCGAATAGTTGGAACTGCCATTTTGGGGGTTGTCCTGGTTGCGTTTGTCTTTGATGGATTAGATAAATATAATATAAATGAAAATGTAGCTTCTGCACTTATCTACGCTTCTGCGGGTATGTTAGGAATTACAGCATTTGAGAAACCACATGGAGAAGCAACTGAACGAACTGAGGGATGATGTACGCGAAATAAAAAGCGCGTTAATAGGGAACAAAGCAATGGGTCAGAAAGGACTTGTGCATAAGGTTGAATGTCACGCTAAGTATATCGCAGAAGATAGAAAGACAAAACAGAAAGCGATAGGAATCTTCGTGGGTTTACAATTGGCTTGGGCGGGTTTCCTTGCTTGGTTTAAATTGAAAGGATGAGGGCTGTTCTTTGCAGACGATACTTCAGTCAACAGACTGAAGGTGACCTTGAGATTTTCAACGAAGATACGGGGGTTTTGGAGTTTGTATGTAAGACCTTAGAACTTCCGTGGCGTGATAACGAAAGGAATATTTCATGTATTCCTGAAGGTCACTATGATGTGATACCTAGATTCTCTGAGAAGTACGGCAATCATTTACACGTAACGGATGTTATAACGAGGTCTTTAATCCTGATCCATTGGGGGAATTACGCGGGTTCTGTTAACCCAAGAACAGGACACCCCGACATCAGGGGGTGTATTCTAGTAGGTAAGAATCACACCGATATAGACGGTGACGGAATCCGAGATATTACTTCGAGTAAGAAAACCTTTAACGCTCTGATGGATGTTGCGCCTTTGGGGTTTGTATTGGAAGTTACGCAATGACAGGCGAAAGGAAAATACTAATAATCATAATCGCTATCCTTTGCGTTCTTTGCGTGGTGCTTGGGTGGCTTTACTACGACCAAGACGACAAAGCAGGAATAGCTGAACGAGCTTTGAATGAGGTACATGAGCAAAACATTGAAACCCTGAATGATAGCATAACAACGATTAACGAAAAAGTGGTACATTTGATCTTTGAAAATGAAAAGCTATCCAGGAAGAAAGCGCGTATTCACCAGCAGACCATTCACATTATTGATAGCGTTGAGCGTTTGCCTTTCATTGAGCAAGCAAGTTTTTTCACAGGTTCGATCGCCAGAATTGATAGTATTAGAGGGCGATACTTTCGTCACGATCACTCCTGAGCAGTTCTCTACTATCCTCTTTTCCTTTTCTTACATTAGAAGTCTTGAGAGCACTAATAACATTGCGTCTAAACAACTTTCTCGCAAAGATAGTATAATCACATACCTGAATATCCAAATGACCTTAGAACGCAAGAAACAAAAAGAACAAGTTGAGATAGCTGACAATTTAGAGCAGATAATCACCGACCATAAGAAACAAAAGAAAAAGGATAAACTGAAGAATGTACTAATCAACATCGGATTAGGGGCTGTTGCGGTAGGTGAATCGGTGTTAATTGTTAATCTTTTATTGAGATGATTAAAACGATAAAGGGCGAAATAGTCACCGAGTATCTTGAGCATCCTGAATGGGGTGAGCTTCCTTCTTTGACTCTTGCGCGGTTGATTTACAAGGATAATAAAGAAGTGTTTAAGGACGTTGAGGAAGTTCGGGGGTCGGTTCGATATTACAGAGGACAAAAAGGGACAAGGCAAAGACAACGCGCAACGCATAAGACTGAAAAGGCTGAACTGGCAAAAGCGTTGGGAGTTCCTAACCCTTTCGGATTACCAGATACGGACGAAGATGAATGGGATGCTTACATATTACCTAAAGCAGCTACACGTATATTGCTTCTTTCGGATATTCACGTTCCCTATCATAACATCCAAGCGATAACAAAGGCTATTGAGTACGGTAAAGAAAAGAACGTTAACGCTATTGTGTTCAATGGTGACACATTGGACTGCTATGCTCTGAGCCGTTACGAAAAAGACCCAAGAAAAAGAAAGTTCGCGGAGGAATTAGAATCATGCAGACAACTTTTACAAGTGTTTAGGGATGAGTTTCCTGGAGTACCTTTCTACTTTAAACTTGGCAACCATGAAGAACGCTATGAGGCGTATCTAAGAACCAAAGCACCTGAACTACTAGGAACAAGTCAATTCACCTTAGACGTACTTCTAAAGATGGGTGAACTAGGTTGTGATTTCATTCAGGACAAACGAATAATAAAGGCGGGAAAGCTGAACATCTTACACGGTCACGAGTTTGGGCGGTCTGTCTTTAGTCCAGTAAACCCTGCGAGGGGTTACTACATGAGAGCCAAAGCATCGGTTATTTGTGGACACAACCACCAGACAAGCGAACACTCTGAGAACAATCTGGAAGGAAAGGTGGTTACTACATGGTCAACGGGCTGCCTTTGTGAGATGCACCCTCAGTACATGCCTATCAATAAGTGGAACTACGGCTTCGCTTATATCCAAGTGTTCGAAGATGGTGGCTTTGAAGTTGATAACTTGAAGATTATCAAGGGTAAAATACGCTAACCTTATTTAGAATCGTTATAAACTAGTGCTTAACCCTGAATTATTTTGCATTAAATGTTTTACATAGGTAAAATAGTTGTAT